AGACTGGAAAGGCAAGGAGACTGATTTTGCAGTACTTGGTAGCATAGAACGTGCATCCAAGAATACCCCTATACAGGGTACAGGTGCAGATATGACTAAACTTGCTCTTTACAAGTTGCGTGATATTATTCACGATAATCAATATCCAGTTAAATTAATTATGACAGTGCATGATCAGATTGACACAATATGTCACAAGGACTTTGCGGAGCAATGGTCTAATATTCTAAGAGAGACAATGGAATCTGCAGCACTGACTATAATTGATAACGGATTATTAAAATCAGATACTAACATAACAAAACAATGGTCAAAATGAGAATAGATTTCACAGTTTTTAAGAAAATAGAAGAATGGTATGGGTCAGATGATTTTGAGATAGGTGTACATAGCGATAAAGCTTTGTATGTACGGTTTGGTTACTGGAATAAGATAGATTTAGATGCATTTAACTCTTTCTTTCCAGACTATATAGGCACCTCTGAATATTTAGTAGATGAAGATGACGATACCGGTCCTGCATACATATATTTAGTATGGCGTGTAGACCTTTTTAAATAGTATAGTATAATTTGATATGACACTTATATTTCGTATCTTAAATAAGTATATATGAAAATAGATAAAACAAGATTAATAAGACAACAGAAGACAATAGATATCTGGAAAGCTAATGGCTATAAAGGTACACTAGAGGCTGTAACAGGCTTCGGTAAGACTTATGTAGCTTGTCTCATCATCAAACAAATGAATGAGAAGAAACCAGACGCTAGTACTACTGTTATAGTTCCTACAAGATACCTACGAGATCAGTGGGTTAATAGAATAAATGACATGGAACTATGCAATGTAACTATTATGGTTGTAAATACAGGCGTAAAGGCTACTAGAACGACAGATCTTTTGATTCTGGATGAAATACATAACTACGCATCTGATGTGTTTAGAAATGTATTTACAAAGATCTTCTACAAATATATACTTGGTCTTACAGCTACGCTAGAGCGTAACGATAAGAAACATTATATTATTGAACAACAATGTCCTGTGATAGATACTGTATCTATGCAAGAAGCATTATCTATGGGATATGTATCAGACTTTAAAGTATTTAATTTAGGTATAGAACTTGACGACAAGGAAAGATTTAAATATGAAACTATGCATGATAGTTTTAATAAATACTTTAAATGGTTTGATTTTAACTTTCAGACAGCTATGAAATGTCTGCAAAGTCAAGAATTCAGAGAGCATTATGCTGGTAGAACAGGTTATGATCCTAAAGGTATAATGAGTGCAGCAGTAAACTGGTCTAAGAATATGCGTTTAAGAAAACAATTCTTATACAATCATCCTGCTAAGATACGAGCTGCTAAATCATTGATCGAAACATTTGATGTCAAGACAATTACATTCTCTGAAACAGTTAAGTTTGCAGATGAACTTACTAAAGCATGTTATCCTTGGGCGATATCATATCACTCTAAGATGGGTAAGTATGCGAAGATAAAAGCAATAGAACATTTTAACGATGACAGATCTGATATCAAGGTTATATCTACAGCTAGAGCTCTAGATGAAGGTTTTGATATACAAGATGTTACTCTTGCTATTATCTGTAGTGGTACATCTACTTCTAGACAAGATCTACAGCGTACGGGTAGAGCAATACGATGGGCTCCTGGTAAAACAGGTCTTATTGTAAATTTGTATATTCGTGATTCTCAAGACGAGAAGTGGCTGAGAGCTAGACAGAAGAAAACAGTCAATACAATCAGTGTGAGTAGCATAGATGATATCAAACAACATCTAGGACAAGCCTCACTTAATTATTTAAATGTAGAAGAATGATTTTAGAAACACCCGCACAATACGTGGACTTTTTGACTAAACATGCATTAAGTCCATCACAGTTTTTGTTTTTGTATATACTCTATGAGAATGATTATGCATCCTTATACAAGTATGTACATTTAGAAGGTGGATTCACTACAGCTGAATTACAAGATATGGTAGAACGTGGTTATCTTATTGATGATAATCCTAATACTAAATCATCTCTTGCTGATAATTATACTGTAACGGATAAGTTTATTAAAGATCTCTATAACACAGATGCCAGCTCAGCATATGAAGAGTTCTTTGAGGCTTATCCGGTACATATATATGTAGATGGCAAGAGACTGCCTGGTCGTAATGCGACTATGCGTACACGTAATTATTATAAGAAAAAGATTGCTACAAGACGAGCCCTGCATCTAAAGGTTATGAAATGCCTAGACTATGCAAAGAATAATCATTTGATTACTATGGGTATGGAGCGGTGGATAGATACAGAGCAATGGAAAACTATTTTAAAACTTATGAAAACAGATATAGATGGATTCGAATCTCCAAACGAAAAGATTTACTAGTCTTCAGATTAAGACAGCAGATCAGGCTATCAAGGAAGCCGATAAATTCCTAGAAGAAGGAGCTCTAAACAAGAGACCCTTCCTCGCTACACGGTGGCAGAAGGTAAACACTATGCTACTAGGTGGTTTTCACTTTGGACAAACATATTTTCTTGCCGGAGCATCAGGTCATGGTAAGTCTTTCTTTGTTAACATGTTGCACACAGACTTTACATCTTATTATTTAGGCAATCAAGACGTTAAAGTATTACACTTTAGCTTTGAAATGCATGCAAAAGATGAGATGATAAGAAAAATATCACAGCTTAATGACGTTGACTACAGAAAACTTGTATCATCTGATAAGCCCCTCACAGTACAAGAGCTCGATCTTATAAGAGAGAGTTACTCTCGTATGAAGAATAAGAATGTTTACTATGTTGAAACTCCCTCTACTAGAGATAGAATATATGCTACTATTAATGACTTCTGTAATGAATTCAAAGATAGTAAGATAGTTGTATCTCTTGATCACACTTTACTTGTTACACCAAATGCAGGAGAGAATGAAATACAATCTCTTGCAGAACTAGGAAAGATGTTTATACAAGTGCGAAAAGAATTTGGTACTTGTAATATATTAGTTGGTCAGATGAATGACAAGATGGAATCTAAGGAACGTAGAGATCCTACAAATCCTTCTTTGCATTATCCTACCAAGACTGATATACACGGTAGCAAACAGATCTACCACTCTGCTGATGTTGTTATGGTATTGCATCAGCCTATACTTCTTAACTTAGAATACTATGGTAAGAAGAGATTTCCTACGACAGATCTTGTCGCATTGCATTGTCTAAAGAATAGAACAGGCGTTGCAGGACTGACAAGATTGCGTAATAATCTAACACACGGTAGGTTTGACACCTACGAAGAAAAACTTTTTTAAATTAAAATAAAATATAATTATGGAATTACCCACTCAAGTTGTTAAATCAAAAACAGTAAACCCTTCACTACTAACTATCTTCGGACAGTCAAAGGTAGGGAAGACAACCATGTTATCTAAATTAGATAACTGTCTAATAATAGATACAGAAAAAGGCACGAAATATGTTGACGCCTTAAAGCTCCAAGTGAATAATAGTGCAGAGTTAAAAGACACTATCAAAGCTTTAAAAGGAGATGAAGGTACAATATATGATTACATTGCTCTTGATACTATTGATAATGTGGTTGCGTGGTTCGAAAAAGACGTAGCTCGTGCTAATAATGTAGAAAGCTACGCAAAGATTCCTTTTGGTGATGGTTACAATCAGGTAAGAACTAGAGTCATGAATATGATTGCTGCTCTTATGGATTGCTGTGAACACATTATTATTATTGGTCACAGAAAGAAAACTATTATAGGAAACGATTCAGTCGAAGTAAATGTAAGCTCCCTCGATCTATCTGGAAAACTAAAGAATTATGTCATGGCTAAGTCTGACGCTATTGGTTTTGTATACAGAGATGAAGAAGGTAAATTACAGATTTCTTTTCAAGCATCTGATGAGATAGAGGCAGGCACAAGACTGCCACATCTAGCAGGTAAAATACTAGAATTTGACTGGAAAAATATATATAAATCAAATTAAATTTTGTATATTACATACTTAAATTTAATATAATTCTAAATCAATTTTATGTACAAATTAGTAGAAACACAACCTAATACTAGCTCATACAAACTAATGGATGCTGGTATTAATGAGAATGTTAGTCTGGTAGACGTAACGTTCGACACTCTAAGACAAGATGGCACCGGAGGTAATGTAATTAGATTTTACTTCCAGAACGAAGAGGGTGCTAAATTTACACAGACATATATGGAAGTTACATCTCTAGAGAGACTGAAAGAGTCTGCTAAGAATGCAGCTTCTTCTGGTAGACCATGGTCTTCTACACCAGAGCAGTTACATAAAGACTTACTACGTAATGTAGGTGAGTCTTTGAGGCATATATTACTGTCATTTATTCCTGAAAGTAAGCTAATTATGAGTGGTGACACTTGGGATGCTTTCGGTAAGAATATTGTAGATCTCGTTGGTAACTCATACGAAGGTCTAAAGTTCAAGGTAAAATGTGTATATGACAAGCAGGGTAAGTATTTACAGTTCCCTCAACGTCCATTACAGCCTTTTATGTTGGCTCAAGATAGTGCTACAGAGTTAACTATCTCTTCTAGAGATAACTTACAAGCTGCAGCACCTACAAACGAGGCAGAGATTGCGTCTTCTGATAAGTCAGATGATGGTGATATCTGGTAAGTTTTTTTCATACGCTTATATGTAATATAAGTTTAGTTTAAATTTCTAGAGAAGGGTGCCTTAGGGTGCCCTTTTCATTTTAAATCAATTAATATGTATAGTTTAAATCCGGTTGTAACTAAAGAGTTTATACTGAGTAGACTAGATCAGGTACAAATACTAGAGTATTACCTGGGCATACGTGTGAATAATAAAAGCGTTAGATCTCCTTTGCGGAAAGATAATAATCCTTCCTGTTCCTTTTGGGCAAATGGTAGTGGTACTATTTACTTCAAGGATTGGGCTCAAGGATTTAGTGGTGATTGGATTAAGATAATACAGTATAAGTATGGTCTTAATTATCAAGAGGCACTACAGAGATGTGCAGAGGATTTTAATCTAATTAAAGGTACAGGTGTAATATCTATAGGTAAAGTACAAGAGTATTCTAAGATCAAATTAGAACCCAAGGAGTCTGTAATACAAATAAAGGTAAGACGTTGGGATGAACATGATAGAGAATACTGGTCTTCGTACGGTATCAATAGAGGTACACTAGATATGTATAATGTATATCCATGTGAGATAGTATTTTATAATACCAAAGTTATATATTCTAGATCTAAAAATGATCTGGCATATGCATATAGATTTGGTACAGGTAAATATAAAATATATATGCCTCAACGAAATGCTTTCAGATGGATATCAAATTTTAATAGCTGGCAAGGGTTAGATCAGTTACCTGAAACAGGATCTTATTTGATTATTACAAAGTCTATGAAGGATGTTATGTGTCTTCGTAATCTTGGTATTATATCATGTGCTCCTTCTTCAGAGGTCGTACAAATAGAAGATAAAGAAATAGAGAATCTATCAACTAGATTTGAACATTTGTTTTCTTTTATGGACTTTGATCTACCTGGTATAAAGATGGCTAACATGCTTTTCAGAAAATATAATGCTCAACCTATGTTTCTAACTAACGGTAGATTCGGTAGTAGAGACTACAGAGCAAAAGATATTTCTGATTATTATCACACGCATGGACTAGAGTCTACATTAAACCTAGTTGCACAAGCAAAAAAGAAGTTTCCATGGATAAAATAGAAATAAGTATACCTTTATTTTTAAAGAAGGTA